TTTTCTCGATAGTTCGTATTTAAAGTTTGAATTATTTGTGTTATTTTATTATCTAAATTACCAATATCACCAACTCTATCATACATCATCTTCCACTCAGGCCCATATGCCTCCCAAGTAGAACCCTGTTTTAATCTTACTTGTAGATTAATTTTAACTATATCTGGGTCTGGTGGAACTTCCTTTGAAGAATATTCATAGTTGAAAGCACCTCTCGCAAATAAATTAGTATCTATCTTTGCACGAACAGTATTAACTCTACCTCTACTTACATTACCATTAGCAAATAAGTCAGCAAGACCTATGGAAAATATACCCTCCATAATATCGCCTTCATTTCTTTTCGCCATCCTAATCTACAAAATATTATCTTATCTATTTAGAGATCATCTAATGCACGATTTTCTGATTTATAGACATCAAACTCTCCGCCAGGATATCTCTTTTTCAATTTCTCTACATTACCAGCAATGACATCATCAAGTGTAATGTTGAGTGCCATACATGCCTGCATCACATACCACATAACGTCACCCAACTCAATAACAAGATGTTTTCGATTGTGGTCACTCCAAGGCTTACCTTGGAAAACCATCTTCTTAACGATCTCCATAAACTCACCACCCTCAGCACTGACACCAACAGCAGCAGTAAGAAGTCTGTGAATATTGGAACCCTGTCCGTCAAGGTCATCCAAACTCTCAACAAAAGATTGATAATCCTTACTGGGATCGGATGTGACACCATCCACGAATATAGCGTACTTAGAAAGGTCAACGGTATGATCAGTGTAGTTAATATTTGGTTGTTGATCGTTGTGAGTGTTGTAATCTCCAGACATTTTTAAAACTTAAACTCGGCAAATTTCTTTGTTGTTTTATCCTCATCATTATACTCTACATCCTGTCCACTGTCAAGTAAATCATCCTGTGCTTGTTGTTCACAGTCATATAGTCTCATTTTTGTTCGGTCAACTCCTATCACAAATCTTCGATTATAAGTTGGGTCATTATAACGATTCTTCAATTGTTTCACCATTATCTGCCCCAACCCCTCAAGCTCCTCTGTACTAATAAGAGCAAACATAAGATCAGCAGTGGCGGGAAGACCGAACGACTCGCTTGTGTCAGTAAGATCAACATCACTACTACCGTAACCAGAACGAGTCGTCTGAGTAGCGGAGACGATAGGTACATTAGCCTCAACTGCAAGACCACGGAGTTCCTCAGCAATGGCCTTAATATACGAGTAAGAATTGACATTTGAACCAGCCCTATAACGAGAAGATGCACATATGTTTAGATAATCTATGAATATTATATCAGGTTTAAATGATTTTTTCAAGGCTAATTCATTGAGTAGAGCCTTGAAGTGACCTGAGTGTGCAGAGGCAGTGGGATATTCTTTGATAATAAGTGACCCTTGAGTTTTCTTTGCAAGGTTTGTTACCTTACCTTCAAAGATTGGTTTTGGTAAATCAACAATCTCTTGTATATTTACGTTTAAAAGATTTGCATCAATACGTTCTGCAATCTTTTCTTCTGCCATTTCTAATGTTATGTATAAGACGTTCTTCCCTTCTAAAAGAACAGAACTAGCATGATGACACATAAACAGAGATTTACCAACCCCAGTGCCTGCAAGTGCAATATTGAGCGTCTTGTTTGGAAGACCTCCCTTTGTAATCTTATTAAAGTATTCAAGGTCGAATTGAATTCGACTTTCTTTCCTGTTGTAAAGTTCGTATCTTTCTTCATAGTCCTCTAGGTAATCGTGGCCTACATTGCGATTAAAGGATACAGATAATGCATCTGATAGAATTGTTGGGATTGCATCTCGATTCTTTTTATTATCTTGTCCATCTGCTATTTTGATTGACTCCATCAAAGCAAGATAGATTGCTCGGTCTCGACACCATTTTTCCGTTGTGTCACTCAACCATTCAAAGTCACATTCAATATCTTCCAGTTCATTTATCGTTCCGTATATATTTTTGACTTCATCTTGTGTGATATCACGTCTGTCTTCAATCTCAATCTGGAGTACTTCTTTTGTTATTAAGCTATTGTACTCTGCAGCATATTTAGTAATATGTTCAAATACAACTCTCTCATTCCTGTCATTAAAGTAATCAGGTTCGATAAAAGGCAATACTTTTCTGAGATATTCTTCGTTGTAAACTAGGTTTCTTAGAATGACTTTCTCAATACGATCCATCATTCACCATAACTAAACTCTTCGTTTGCAGCCTCCTCAAGGCCTTGCATTATTTCTTCCGTGAAATACTTATCAGGATCGGCCAGAATAGCAGAAGGATAAACGGAAGATTCACCAACAATAATTCGATTCCCCTTACGTTTGAAGACTCCATGCTTCTCACCCAGTTCCAATAACCCATAATATCTATCGAGTCCACGCTCGTCGTAATAAAGTCTAATCTCAACTTCCTTGTTCTCCTTACTTAAACGTGATTTATGAGTCTTTGCTTTGATAATGTTTCCAACGACTTCCTTACCATCCTTCTCTTTTTTTCTGCTGAGATAGATGATTGTAGATGCTGCATACTTGAGACCGCTGCCTCCACCCATTTCTTTTGTAGGGAAGTAAGAACCGATAACATCATAGGTGTGATTTGTGACTATTAGTGGAATGTTTGCTTGACCAAGTTTAAGTGTGAGCATACGGAATGCACCCTTGACAAGTTGTGATTTGGTCATGTCACGAACTTGTTTATCATCGAGTGCATCTTTAATCTCTTTCTCTGTGGAAAGCATGCCTAAAGAATCTAATACAAACATACAAGGTTTGCGATTCTCTTCATCTGTCTTTAAGTATATATCTACGGCCTTGAGTGCCTTGGTTCGGAATTCCTCAATTGTCACGACATTCACAACAACCAACCGTGTCGTATCAACTCCACGAGACTCCAATAATCCTTTATTGACGGCTGCTTCAGTGTCAAAATAGAGACAATACCCATCAGGGTTAGTGTCCAAAAAGTTCTTGACGACAGCAATCGAAAAATAAGTTTTACCAGTACTCGACTCACCAGCAATGGCAGTAATACGATTGCTGCTAACCCCGCCAAAAATAGACCCACTAATGAGTCCATTGAAAATGAAAGATCCTGTGTCAATGAATCTCTCAGTTTCGTCAATCTCTGACGCAATCTGTGTATATTCATCTCCTATCTCTTTTACTATTTCTTTTAAAAAATCCATTAAATTACCATCCCATGTTTTTCACGAAGTATTCTTTTGTAAGGCCCGCCAGGATTTTTATCTCTAACTTCTTTTACTAACTTCAACTTTTTGTGAAGTTCTTCAGCACCATCGCCAGATACATGTTCAAGCATCCAAACAATCATGTCTAATTCTTTGTCATTAATAGGTAAATCCATTATATAAAAAATGATTCGAGGTTTACAGTTCTCTCAGCCTGCCATCCAATTGAGTCAAGAATGATCTTGAGAGGTTCAAGGAACGACTTCTCAAATTGTAGATCATAATCTATATATTTGTCAAGGTTGAGTTCCTCTGGAAATTGTTGAATGAATGATATTACATTCTCTTGAATTGGATTTGGTCTTTTGAGATAACAAAATTTTATCTTCTCACCATTATTAATCAAAGAATACTTTTGTGTAAGTTTATTCTTTTTTACATAATGATTGAAGAGAAGAGCACCACGAGCATGAATCGGTGTTCCCTTTTCATAGATCGCATTGACACTCTTATACTTTTTCACATTACTTACAGTTCTTGGAAATGATATCTCCTCTGGTGGTAATGATCTAAAGTTTGTTCTACAATTTTCAATAAAATCAATTACATCATCTTCAGTCTTTGTCATGATTAACTTAAGAACATCCTTAATCATCTGACGACAAGGTGCAGGCGTTGATGACTTCACTGCCTCAATACCCATCATCTTGAGTTTAGGTTCCGCATAACGAACACCTTCACTATCCCAGACATTCAAGATATATCTTTTCTTTGCTGTCCAGATGCCACGGTCTGCAATGTTCTCTCGCTTCATAAACATCTTTTGATCGTAAGCATTTACGTAGTTCGCCAACGTTTCATAAGAACTCGTAATATACTTTTCAAGTTCCATCTCACAGATCTTATTAAGGAACGACACAATGCTTTCATTAGTCGTCTCTCTCCCTTTGTATACAGTTTCAACCAAAGGACCCAGATTGAGGTAGATACTATCAGTATCACTAGCAATGACATAATCTTCATTCTCCGTTTTTAAAATTTTGTTTAGATACTTGTTCATACGATTTTCTATCCAACGAATAGAAACCTGACCAGATAGTGTAATAGCTTCTGCGTTGGCAAGTTTATAATAGCGAAAATATTGATTACCAATAGCACCATAAGCAGAGTTAAGGGAAATTTTCTTTGCCATCTGGATGTTATTACACCTTGCAATTTCTTTTTCAAGATTTCTTACTCCAGC